CCCCATGCCAAACTCCGACGCTTCCGGGTGTCCGGTTCCGTAGGTGATACCGGCTCCAAATTCAATGAAAAGGACGGATTCCCCATCGGCCTTTACGGCGTAACCATTCGGGATTGCCACGACGGACACGGTTGCATCCCTCATCACGGTGTAAACAGCCCGTGAGAACCGGATGGAAGCCACAGAAGCACCCAGCATTGCCAGCCTTTCGGCCAGTTCCTTTGCCTTGTCCTTCTGCCAGCGTTTGTATTCCTTCAATTCGTCCTGAATCTTCTGAATGCCGGAAACCGACAGCGGAACCACGATTTTCTTGTAGCTCACGACACGCTCACCTTCGTAACGGCGATGGACACTGAGTTCAGAGACTTTGCCACCCGTCTGACCATGTAGTCATACAGGGGCTTCCCGTCCTCGTCATACACAGGCTCCTTGTCCAGAAACAGCACGGTATTCTCGTCAACGGGACAGGTCATGTCATCCGTAACGATGACTTTGTCATACCCGGCAAGATTGCCGAACTGCTCCACCTGAGAAGCCCCGGTCGCAGCGGATACGTTGGCGCGGAGGGAAACGGCAGGTTTGTACACAACAGTTTCCTCGCCGGTTTCGTTGCCGTCTTCGTCGGTGACAGGCACTTTCCGGTCATACAGCAGATACCAGAAGCTTTGCTTGTTTCGCTCCATGATCCTCATACTGTCACCTCACAGAACCCCGGCCATGGGAACGATCTGCCGCATCATGGATTCCGGAACGTCCCCGTTCTCGTAGGAACGGGAAATTCCGTTCTCGCTGTGAGACAGCTCACCCTCTCCGCCCCGCTTGTTCAGAAGATACGTAGCAATCTCCACCTGTAGATAGCTGTACTGCTCCGGAACCTCCATAATGGAAGGGTCAAACGGGTATGCCCTGCGGCAAATCTTACTTGCCGCAATGCCAAGGTAGGCAGAAACCGTGCTTTCGTCGGTTTCATTCGCCATTGCTTTTACCAATGCGTTTTTCTCGGCTTCCTGCACGGTTTCTTACCTCCTTTCATTCTACGGGTTCTCCCGCCTTCTTGCGTGGTTTCTTGATAACGGGAATAGGATTATTCTCCGATAAACCAAACTTGGTGATAACTTCCTCGCGGGTGAGCGGTACGGGGTCGTTGAGGGTATCAACGACTACCGTTCCCATCACCACAGAAGTGCTCTCCAGTTCGCGCTGGGTAATCACCTTGTCCTTTGCGGTAAAGCCCACGTTGCGAAAGTGATCTCCCTCGCGCACATACACTTTCCCGTCAGAAACATAGAACATGGTGAACCTCCTTAGCCGTTGGTGATGATCTTTGCCAGAGCAATGGTCTTCGGGTCGGCCACGATAGACCAGTTGGCAGATGCCGCAAGCTGAGCGTCCGTGGGAGAAGCGGTATAGCCAGAAGTTGGCTTGGTGAAGCTGAAACCGTTGGGGTGCATGGTTTCACGGATACGAGTCACCAGAGCGTCATAGCCGCCGCCCTTGAGAGCATCACGGGTCAGCTCGGAAGGAACCTTCACGGGGGCGGGGGCGTACTGAATTGCACCAAGGCCGAGGACGTAGGTGGTGTAGGTGGCCGCTTTCGCACTTTCTCCGCTGGTAGCGGCGGTGGCGGGGCAGCTGTCATCTACGACAACAGTCATGCCATTCACGGTGCCAATGCGGAGGGGGCGCTCAACGCCGTTGGCGTCGGTGTATTTCAGGAAGTCCAGCAGCTTCAGGCCAGCCATATTGGTGGCGACCTTACTGTGCATGAACACCAGCCGGAAAGCGTCCTGATTGTCACCCACGGCCTTCTGAATCGCATCGCCAATGGTGGTCGCACCCATCTTGTTTGCATCCGCAACAGTGGTGGATGCGGAAGACAGGTCAGTGATGTGGTTCGCCCAACCGGCAAACTCACCGCTGCCGGTCACACCGAACACAGCATTCAGGATTTTCAGCATGATGGACTGGCGCTGCTTCTGCCAGTACTTGGAAACCTGAGACACGATCTGCTGCATGGGGTCGGCACCGCTGTTGTAATCAACGATGAAGTCCTTCTCTTTCCAGCCGTGGCCGCGGCCAAACACGATACCATTCTGAGCGCTGCCTTCGGGGTCGGTCAGGGTGATGTCGGTTGCGCCATCGTAGTTCTCAGGAGTGCCGCCAATGACTTTGTAGAACGGCAGGGTGTAGGAATCGGAGCCGTTGGAAATCAAACTCGCCAGCTCTGCGTTCGGGGCGACAGCACCGCTCTCAAACATCGCGGTCAGGGTGGGGTCTTTCGCATTTGCCCAGTTGTAGTTAAACAGCTCGGGGTCAAACGGAAAGCCAAGATAAGTAGCCATAATGTTTTACCTCCATAATCATTTCAAAATTGTTTTCCAGTCAGGATTGTTCTTGATAAACTCCATCTGGGATTTGGTGTCGAGTTTCAGGAAGTCCGCCTTGGTCATTGCGCCGCCGGGGCTTCCATCCGCGCCTCTGGGCGTTCTTTTCAGCTTGTCCGCAATGACTTTTTGGGCGTATTTTTCCAAAAACGTCTGGTTGTTGGCAAAAACCGTAGCCATATCGCCGGATTCCATGGCCGCCGCAGTAGCGTCCGCAAGGGCTTCATCATAACCCTGAGCAACCAGCTTCGCTTTGTAACCGGCAACGGTTTTTTCCTTTCGCAGACCGGCCAGCTCCTTTTCCATGTTCTCCCACTTTTCGGCCTGCTCCTGTTGCTTCCTCTGCTCATCAGTCAGAAGCGCGTTGTGCTTACGCTTCCATTCCGCAGCCTCGGAATTGGCCTTGGACAGCGCGTTTTTCTGCCTTTCCAGCTCTACGGCGTTGTCCTCGTACTCAAAGCCCTCCAAAGCGGCAAGCTTCTGTTCCGGGGTCATGTCCGCATAACCTTCAATGAGATTTGTGTCGATTTTTGCCATAATTATTCCTCCTGCGTTTGGTGAGGCGGTTCCCTCCGCCGTGATCTCTGTTTTTACGGGTTGTCTCCCGTCTGCGTTTTTGATAGAGCAGCTTCCCTGCTGCTGTTATGGAGGGCTGTACAGGCTTCGATCCTGTGACCTACGGATTAACAGTCCGTTGCTCTACCAGCTGAGCTAACAACCCACATATCCCCGACTTACGGTGCCGGGGAACCGCTTTGCCCGTTTCCGGGTTTCGTCGCCGATAGGGAGGCCATCGGCGATATATATGGCGCGAGGCCGATTTGAACGGCCTTCTGTGGGGGGAGAGGTGAACCCCATTCGCTGTCTGCCGCGCCTAATTTTAAGTTTCTGTTTGCCTTACCGCTTATCGATGCCGCAGTGTAAAAAAGAAGGGCTTCCAATACCATTTCTGGTATCAGAAGCCCTTCGGCTGTTCGCTGCTCCCTAGAGCAGTCACAAATTATACCATTTGGTGTGGCTCTTCCGCGAAAGGTGCGGCGCTCTTTGCCAAACAGTCAGTTAACCTTCTTGCGCCGAATCTCAATGACCACGATCTGGCCTTGTTCGACTTTGATTTCCGCCTGATTCCGGCGGCGGATGATTTCCTCAATCGCCCGAATTTCCTTCGCCGTCACTCTGATCGCCGGTCTGGTTTCCGCTTCCATCGCCGTTCCCTCCGTTATGTGCGTAAAATTTCCAGCTAAAGCCGCCAGTATGATTTCTGCGTCCATTGCAGCAAGCGGAAATCATCGTTGCAGAAAATCCCTCTTCACCAGCCGCCTTTATGCTACTCCACACTCGGACTACATGGCCGTTACTGTCAATCTGTGCCACTGGCTTGTATAATGTATCTTTCCCTACCAAAGCCCGCTTCCAAGATTCCGGCTTTTCCTCACCATCATATTTCCACTTGAACCCGTAGGCGCTATTCCCAATACCCAAGCAGCGTTTGGCAATCAGCCCTGTATCGTAGCCTAGCTGTCTGTTTATTTCGTTCATTGACGGCCAAACTTTCAGCGCATTACCGTCCATATCGCATTGGCACACCGGCTTACAGTTCGTATTGATCTTGGACTTACTGACACGGATATTTCTCGTTCCGTAGTTGTTGTTATATGCGCAATCGCACCACTCTAGGTTGTCAACCTTGTTATTGGTTTTAACTTCGTCCCGGTGGTTTACTTGCTCATATTTCTGCGGATTTGGTATAAATGCTTCAGCGACAAGTCTGTGCACACGGTAATTGCGCTGTTTGCCATCCTTTTTGGTGAGGCAAACTACAAAATACCCATTTTTATCGGTACATTGTGACATACTGCGAATTTTCTCAGTCCCTTTGTACGATGTGTTTCTTACATTCCCAAGGTTACTGACTTGGTAATGTTCCAGCCCATCAGTTGGAAGGTTCCTCCATATTTCCGCCTCCATCATTCGCCACCTGTTCCTTTTCCTTTCGCTGTTCTGCTTTCTGAATATAAGGCAAGCTCATTTTATATGCAACTTGCGGGTCGGAAAATGCGCCGCAGGTAGTAAACGCCAGTTCAGGAGCCAGCCTTTCACATGCCAACATCTGGGTCAGCACTGTTACCTTCTGCGCGATATTCTCGTAATTCCGCCGGGTAAAGCGAATCTCCAGAGCTGACAGTTTCAAACTCAGGTGCCCCATGTCCCGGCAGATACGCAGCACCAGTTTCAAAAATTCCTTTTCGGACTTCTTGAAAATCAGCTCCGTGTCCTTGGCTCTGGCTTCCGCTGCCGACCAGCCGTCCCGCATGATGACCGCCGACCCGGTGTCAGAGGTAGAAGTCCCTCCGTTCCGGTTGGGCATTCCGCAGATGGTCAGCACCGTCTCATACATGCTGTCCACAAGGGTCTGCGTCTGGGTCTGGTTCATTTCGGAGGTCAGATATTGAATCTCCGCTTTCAGTGTGGCGTCAATATCCCTGAACTTGATCGCGCCCTCGTCCCGCAGTTTCTTGTAGTCCTCACTGCTGATGTCAACATTATGGAACAGCATCAGTGCTTGAACGAACTGCTCTACGCCGTCAATTCGGTTGCTCTCCGTCATGTTGATTGCGTCAAGCAACGGAATCACGATTTCAAACGCCCCTAAACGAGCCATGTTTGCCGGGTACTCCACAATCGGAATTCCCAAAATCTGATCTTCTGCGCGAATAACAGCCCATGTGTTCCAGACCTCGAAATACCTGGTTTCTGTCCAACAGGAGAAAACAAGCGTTCCGTCCTCTTTTAGAACATACCGTACACCCATCATGGGCTTATGCCCAAGGCCAATAGAGTACACCACAAATGTGTATCTAGGGTCAAGGGTGAATATCTCAAAAGGAGCCTCGTCTTCCTCCACATCCGCCAGAACGTCCGGCAAAACCATTCGATAAGAGGTACCGCAAGTGAAGAACCAATCGGCAAGTTCCTTATCCTTTTCCGGCTTGTCTTCGGACAGCATATAGTCATTCAGTTTCAGCACTTCGGAGGAAATGTCTTCGTCCCCACCACGGCTTACGTACTGGATTGGTTCGCCAACCTGATAGGCCGATTTGAAAGATACGATCTCATTTGCTCGGTTCTCCACAACCATGTTGTTGATTTCCGGGCGGACTTCCTTCACACGGCTCAGAATTGGCTGTTTTCCCTTGTAATACCAGTACAGGTAATCAATCTCTGCCTGATTTTGCAGGTGCGTAAACAGTGCCTTTTGCAGCACGTTGATGATATTCCCCTCGTTTATATCCGTAACCTCGGTGTAAATCACCCGACGCCCGAATAACCGTCTGCTCTCCGTATTACGCACCCCCTTTTCCGGAAATCTATTTTCTCGTTTACCATTATACCACAGTGGCGGATGGTTGTCTACTTAATTCTCGTTAGTAAACCATCGGCTACTTTCTGGCTAAAACGGCCTCCTCATGATCTCAACAATACCCCCATTCAGCGTTCGCACCATGTTCATTGCCATGGTTAGGCTGTCTGCGGCATCATCGTGAGCGTTTTTCTTGAACATCGTGTAAGAAAACACATTCTGCATAAACAGGGAATAGGGCTTGTCACGCTTGCCGCTCTCCCGGAAAATCATGTTTTCCCGGATTTCTGGGGCTTTGTCGAAGATACGCTGAAACTTCGCCTTGTCTGTGGGCGCTGCTTTTGTGGTGATGTTCAGATGGTATCCCCTTGTTTTCAAAAGCTCCTCCACGCCCTCCTTGTACGCCATAGTAGCCTTTGTAGCTTCAAACTGAGCCGCCTGCACGTTGTTCCGCATAATGGCATTCGCAAGGAGCGGCTGGGTCACACGCTTGTCCCCATCATCATAGACGACCTCATGCACATAGATATCTGTTCCGTACTGGTAGCACACCGGGGCAGCTACAAAATCACCGCCACCAAAAGCCGGGTCAACGGCCATGAATATCCTGTCTGGTTCCTCTTCTGGCAGAACGCCGTTGTAGTACCGGAAATCTCCGGGGCTGAACAAAGCTCCGTCCCTTTCAATAGGGCGACCCATATATTGAGCAGTCCACGATGCCATGTCGTTGTTCCGCTCGAAGGAAGCCCGCCGCTGCCTGTAGTAATCAGTGCTGAATCCAACGCCGTAATCGTAATAGAATTGGCTCTCGTCGTTCTCGTCTAGAGCTGGCAGATTCATGATCTCAAATCGGCGGTCACGGAAGCGCTCGTCATTTTTCAGCAACTCCATACGGATTCCCGCAGGGTCGATCATAGACCAACGTGTGCCGCACCACAGTATTTTCGCTTTTTCCTTTGCACGAGGAAGCAGATTATTGTCTACTTTCGTCCATGCCGACATAAGCCGGTCTTTGTTCAGAGCTTCCTCGATGCCGCCGATCAGATCATCCGAAATCTCAAATCCATTGCAGTCACAGGCTCCGTTTAGGGTTCCGTACAGCGACCGGCAGGTCAGGGAAGGGTATCTCTTTTTCCGGTCAATATTCAGCGTTTCGTCTTTGGCATTGGTTTCCACCAGCTTTGCCTCCGGGAACACGTCTCGCCACAGATAGGTGGTAGGGTCTTGCAGTATCTCCAAAACGCCCCGGTAGAACGCTGCCGTGATGACATCCGAATAGGCAGAATACAGGTTGGAAGCCTCGCTGTTGCGCCCAATGAGCCACGTCACAAAGAACATGAGGATTGTGGTCTTGCCCACTCGTGGCGGCATGGAAATGAACAACTCGTCCAATTTATCATCTGCCAGTTTTTGCAGATTTTCCACCACACGTCCCATGATCCGCTTCCGGGGTTGGTAGAATCGCTCCTTGGCTTTTCGGTCAATTTCCAAATAGGTGAGATAGCTGTCAAAGTCATATGGAGCCTCAAACAATAGCCCCCGCCGCCAAAGGCTGTAGAATCCC